AGGTTGACTGATCCCGTAAGGTTCGGGCAGTTCCGAATGTCCAACGTCTCGAGCAATGTGTTGTTGCCCATGTTGAGTGTAGTCAGAAAGCTGTTCTGGTAGCCTTCGGTCGTGTTCCCAATGACCAGCGTCCTGAGTTTTGATGCTTTTGAAAAGTCATTGTCATGAATGTAGCACGCACTGAGGTCGTTGATCGCCTGTATCCTGCTCGCGCAGTAGATAAGGATCGCCGTGTCGTCCATCTCGGTGAGCGATGTCGTGATCTCGTACTCCTGCCCGGCTTTCGCCCTGATCTGCTGCGGCACCGGTGAGTTGCCGTAGAGGACAGTAAGGTACATGTCAGAGTACGGGACGAGGCGAAGCGTGTAATCAGGCGCTACGACCGCCGAGGACGGCGTATTGCAGCGGAACATGATCTGGTCCGCCCTGACCGTCGTGCCGACGTATTTCGTACCGATATAGGCTTCCTGGTCCCTCTCGAACTGCCTTCTCTGGTAGCGCTTGCGCCCGTTCATCATTTCGTTGAGGAAGCGGACGGTGCCGGCCTGGTATGTCCTCAGGTACTTTCTCTCGATGTCGAGCCTCCACAACTCTTCCGGGAAGCCGTTCTGCCATGCGTCGAACTCATTGATCAGCGATTCTGCTGACCAGCATCCTGCAGACTCACGGTCGAGGTATAAGGCCTGCAGCTGCGGGAACATGAGCTCCCTGATCCTGCGCCAGAACACCGACTGTGCGGCGTTGAAAATAAAACCGCTGGAGGGATCCCCGTCTGTCTTATAGTCGATGTCTTCCTTGCCGTAGGTCATCGTCAGCTCGCCGCTGTTGTTGATTCCAAGCGCCGTGTCGTTGTCGTAGTCCCACAGGTCGAACCGGTATCCGTTATTGATGGCCGCTGCCGCGTCATCGACAGTGTAGTTCTGTGCATCGCTCCCCATCTCCTGGGCCTCTGCCGCTGTGATATACGTTTTTCCCCAGTGCCAGAAAGTGTTCTTTGACCGGTTATCGATCATCGTGTAGCGTTCTGTAAAGAGATACCAGTACAGGGGCGAAGACACGATGAACCAGTCGCCCATATGGGCCACGAAATCGGTGTTTGATGACGTGATCACCCATTCGTACATGTCACGCCACACCTGCTTCGAAAGCTCCTGCTGGGCCTCAATTTCGGCGCTTGTGATCGTCTCACCGTCCTTGGTGCCCATATCGTAGCGGAACTCGAATGAATCATCCCAGTCTTCATACAGGGAAATGCGCTTCAGGTTGTTCTCGTTCAGCCACTGCGCCCGGGTGATCGGATAGACCATTGACACGCCTGCATCAGGGTCATATGTGATCTGGCCATTCGCGTCCAGGTAGACGCCGGTCTGGAACCAGCTGTTCGGCAACGTGTTGTCGGAGACTTCGACGACAAATTCTGCAAGATCCGTAGGATCCGTTACCCTCGTGTTGTCAGTCTTCTTTGAATCGCCAATATTACCGATGGCGTAGAAATGCCATCCTGTATCCTGGAACTCCCTATGGGTTGTGATATCCGGGTCATTCTCCCTCACGAAGATCACGCAGTTCTGGAACTCCATGGAGTTCTTGCACTTTGGATTCCTCTTCTGTCCAGGCGTCTTGTAAGGGATGAAATCGTTGTAACGCTTCTGGAGGAGCGCATTGTTGGCGTTCTCAGAGGACGCGATATTGACCTTTAAGTTGAACCAGTCGTTCGGGACTGAATCCCTCGTCAGGCTCACCTTGCCGCTGCCGTCCGTATACCGTGTACCGTCGCCAAGGACCAGCTCGGATATATAAGTGCTGTCCAGCGGGATCTTTGACACCCTCTGATGGATGCCGTCGAAGCCGAAGATGATATCGATGTTCCTTCCTGCGAAGCCGTATTCATTGGATGTGGTTCCCTGCCCGGCATGATAGCCGTTCGTCCACTGCCAGTTGTCATATTTTGAATCGCCGTTCCGGTAGATGCATCGTACATTGGTGTTCCGCACATAGTCCTTTTTGTCATTGGTAAAGTGCGGGCAGTCGATCATGATGACCCTCAGGTCAGGGCATGCATTGGCCACGCTCTCAGGCGTCAGGGCGTTGTTCTCGTTGTAGATCTGGTTACGCTCGTACCTGTCGATCATGGTCGTAGAGTCGCATGAATCCGCGATGAAGTTGCGGAGGATGTCGGTATCTGACAGGGCGCTCGAATACGCCTTCATCCGGTAGATCCACACGTCGCAGTCGTCCGATCCTATTGTGATCGGGACAGGCGTGTACTGGTAGATGCGGTGCGATGCGTCATAGAGGAGAGGTCTGGATCCTACGCCGTCCTCGTAAGACATGATGTAGCTCGTGGCATCAGCCGCTTCTGTATCGAGCGTGTTGATGTTGTACTCAAACTCTATCACATCCTCTTCGCTGTATGGCGTATACAATTCTGACGTCGAGGTCTTGATATAGGCCGCGTGCGCCTTCATATCCAGTCCCACCTTGACATTATCCGCATCAGGTATGCACTTCAGGAATGATGTTGTGTTGTTCCTGACATTCGCTGTCTTGAAAATGACCTTGAACTCTGCGCCGGTCTGTACGGGATCCGTCCCAAAAAGGTCATAGGAGATATACGCCCGCGACCCTGCCTTGACGCAGAAATACTGGTTTCCGTCTGCATCCAGCTTATAGCCGCCGTTCTGCCAATCAAAGTTGTTCGATACTGTCAGGGTTACAGAAGGATGGTCCTCATCATGCCAGAGCCTGTTTTCCGAGCTGTTCGACCTGCCAATGGGGTCAAAATCAAATTCCAGGTTGGCAGTGACAGGGCTCACGTCATACCCCAGCTCTCCGACATTTACACGGATCTCCACGGTCGTCGCTCCACAAGTGATGGTCAGCACATGGACGGCGACATCATCCGCCTTGAATGCCCATGTATTGATGGCCTCTGTCAGTCTCAGCGAGCTTACCGTCTGGCCATCTACCGCCAGCGTCACGGCCGGCGTGGCCGTGTTGGGGTCATATACCACATAAGGGATCCTGGTGGTGTCAAACTGCCTTGCAGCCACCTGTCCATAATGATCATACCTGTAAATGCACCCGATCACCGGAACAGACGATGTCTCGTCGTACCAGATGATATCCCGGAAGATGTGTTCCGTCTCGATAGCCGTCGAGTTGACCGTCGCTGTGATCCAGCACTCGAGTAGATGCGCCCCGTGTGTCTGAGGGCTCAATGTGTATGACTGAAGGGTTCCAGAGGCTGATGTGGTTACGCTCTCCAGCTCCACTCCATCCAGCTTGAAGTGGACAGTCTTGGGGACTGCGCCATAAGGCGTGTATGTGAAGTTGACAGATCTGCCAAGTGCATTAGTATATCTGTCTGAAAATGCCGACTCGATCCGTACGTCAACGATCTGCACGGTCCAGGACTTGACTGCCACAGAGCCGCCCTCATCTGTCACCGTCAGGATCAGTTTCTGTGTTCCGACGCTGCAGTAGTCTGTCAGGTCGAAGGTGTTGAGACCCTGTACAAGGGCTCCGGACATGATCGTAGTAGTGCCGATCTTCCATGCGTATGTGCCGTCCACCTGCTCTCCGTCCGTGTCCGTGGATGAGTAAGTGATCTGGATCTGGACCCTGTCAGTAGGTGTACGCACAAGGGGAGATGCCGTGACCTTCTCTACCTCAAGCTGTGTCGTGGAGGATAATCCGCCGCCCCCTCCGGAAGGGAGCGTGAACTGGCTCTTTACGGTCTCCTCCTCTCCATCGACCTCGTACAGCGTAAACACATGGGCGTCCCCTTCATTGGTCAAGGCTGCATAATATGACAGGCCTTCCGTGTCGAGGTTGGCAAGGTCCTGGGCGACCCTCTCCACTGTCCTGGACAGGGATGTCACATTGCTGTTAGTCGTGTCGAGGCTGCTTGACAAGGCCGAAACGGATGCTGTCACGCCGCTTATCAGCGCATCGACCTCGCTCTTGGTATAGCTGTCGGATCCTATAACTTCCCATGCTCCAGAGATCCACCGGTAATGTACATATGTGCCTGCCGCATTCCTGCAGTAGTAGTCTGTATAGACGTTCCCGGCCTGCGGGAGCTCCGCCACGACCTCTGCCAGCGACCCGGCGACCATGTGCCATGCATTCTCAAAATATTTGTAGTAAAGGCAGCCTGCGGATGTCTTGAGGATGTAATCTGCATCCTCGTCACCAACCTGCGGTAGCGCGTCGACCACGAGCGTCGTCGCGGATCCGAAGACATCCCACATCCCGTTATTCTGAGCGTCCGTGATCCACCACCATTTGTCGTAGCCCCCGCCGTCTTTTGGAACGAGGTAGAATGTCATCGGCTGCCCTGCGACAGGGAGCTCGTTGACGATCGTGATGGTAAAGGCTTTGTACTCTACGAGCCTCGCCTGGACATAAGCCTTTATAAGGCTAAGAAGGCCCTGCATGGCGTTGTGCAGATTGTTGTAAGTATACGAATCATCGCCGTCGTTGATGGTATACGCCGCCTGCACTTCCAAGACGAGGGTACCAAGATTCTCCTGTACCGTGTCCGCCCTTCCTTTGGCGTACTGGAAAATATCTCTTCCGAGGCCAAGCGTGTCATACGTGGCCATCCAGCTGCTTATAGCCGCGGTCAGCGCCGCGCTTGTGGCCAGGGCGGTAGAACTAAAAGATATCCCTGACTGGCTGATCACAAATATCTCGAGGGCAGCCCCGTCAAGGCTGATAAACGCGTACGTCCCGCTCATGGCACTGGCCAGATGATAGGCCTTGTCGTCATGGGTGACATATACGGAGATCCCGCCCATCACAGCCGCGTGAAGGTCGCTGTAAGAGCTACCGGTCACATACGCAAACCCATCGTCCGTGTTTCCTGAGATTTGACAAATGTATGTATATCTTATCTGTGATATCTCATTAATGGCCGAGACAAGGCTTGCCTTGTTGACCGTTTCCAGAGCTGCCAAGTCTCCCACGTTGCTCGATAATTCCGAGTAATCCTGCGGAATCCCGTCAATAATGCCCTGTGCTGCATTTGCGGCAGACATCACAGTTTCCGCCAATTCATTCAGGGACTCTCCTGCTTCCACAAGTGCTCCCACCCTTGACAGGAGCGCGGAAATGATATCGTTCTCTGTCTCGGCATACACAGTATGGTTTCCCCTGATAGTCCGTATGACGCTCTGCTTGTACATGCGCGTATGCCACTCGTTGAGCACCGTCCCGCTCTGATCAGCGTTGACGGCCTCGACCGCGTATGTGATTTCGCCAGGGGACCCCGTTACGCTGTGATCAACCGCAAATGTTGCCACATACTCTGTTTCCCCATCATCGATCTCCACTTCTTCGAGCGTGAGCGGTACGCTGTACTGCACACGTTTTGCGTTCACGTACACGAACCACCATGCCCAATCGCCCATATCGAACCCGTCGAGCTCGGCGGGTATATGCAGCCTGAAGTTCTGCACATTCAGGTCGGTGAGCATGATCGGGGCATCGATGTCATTACTTATCGATTTATTCTCATTGATATAAAAGTTAAATATTCTCGCCATGCTACACCTCATGTAAACCTTACATTGATGTATCCTGACACCGCGACGACATCGTTGTTCGTGCCAGCAAAGCCGGATGTGTTCTTGACGCGTACCTCGAGGCCGTTCTCGTTCGTGAGGATAGTCGTCGTTGCCGATGCAAAGTTCGTCGTGTTCTTAATGATCTTTCCACCTCCGACAACGCGGTAATCGCCTTTTATCAATGTTGCACCACTAACCCCTGCCGGGATTTTTGCATATGGAACAAAAAAACGCAGCGTCGTCTTGCTGTTGTATATTTCTCCTCCGACGCTCATGAACCGCAGCCATGCGCTTCCACCCGGAATATATCTCGAGTATGCCAGTGCGTTTGCGATTGATGCGTTCTGCCCCTGCATCATGTTATGCAGCTGACTCAGTCCCGGCATCGGAGTAAATAGCGGTGTCACCGTAGGCGTGATCCTGTTAAAATCGATTCTGTACATTGGTACCTCGACTTCATCTGCGCCCTCAACAATGCTCGCTGTCTGGATCGTAGGCATCGACCCGTCCGACTCTCCCTGGTGATACTCCCACGACACGGATTCAATCTCTGTTCCCGGATCTTTTGCATACTTGATTGTCACTATATCTATGCGATCATGATCAGATGACCCGTTCGCTATGCTTACCGTGTCTGACTGGCCATAAGGGATCCTCACATGGACACCCTGAACAACGAACTCTCCGTCGTGGATCCGGAGCGTGTTAACTCCTTCGAGCTCCGCTTCCATGGTATTCCCTGTGTCGAACACATAGAGGCCATCCCCCACCGCGCCACGGAGAAGCCCCTGCACATCGTCCGACGTGATATGGTTCTCGCCCCTGTGGCCTGTTACGATCTGTACTGCCATCAGCTCTCTCCTTCCAATTCATACTCGACCGTCGGCTTTCCTTCCTTAATCCTGAGGATTTTCTTAGCGATCGGCTTAGATATTTGTCTGCCTGTTATGTAGTCCCGTCCGCTTATTATGTCCCCGAGCATGATGCCCGCATCTTCCAGTTCAGCGCCTGCAGCCGCAGAGAAGCTCTGCGAGTTCATCAGCTCCAAAAGCCTCTTTGTCCCTGACTCCGTCAGCTGATCCGCTTCCGAGTTATTTGAATCGTATGCTTCCGCAAATTCTTCGACGCCCGTGTAATACTGTGTGCTCCCGACCGTCCCGTCTGCCTGTGCATACAGGTGTACGACAATTCGCTCGCTGAGCTCTCCCTTGCCGAGGCATATCAG